TGGCGCGCAGAATACGATCCGGGAATGGAGGAAGTCCGTTCCGGCCGCATTCCGTACACGAAGTTAGACGTGCTGCATCGCCGCATGCTTGATCTGTTGCCTCGTGCTCGGGCATATCGTCGTTTGGGGGACGCCGGACGACGATACCACTTGGATCGAGCTAGACGAATTGTTGCGCACGAAATGGGTGCATCCTCTCGGCGGACGCATCGGTATCGACGCCACCGCGGTCGATAGCGGCGACGGAGAGTGGACCGACCGGGTGTATTCATTCGCCTTCCCGCGCGCGGCGCGCCGCGTCATGGCGGTTAAGGGAGCGAGCGGTACGCGGCCCTCGATAGTGGTTAGCTCAGGGAAGGTGAAGGGCGGAAGGCTGTGGATCGTCGGAACTGATACGATTAAAACTACACTGTTCTCCCGGCTCTCCCGCGGCGCGTCAATCCGGTTCTCGAAATCTCTCGAACCAGCGTACTATGAGCAACTTTCGAGCGAGCGGCGCATTGTCCGCTACGCTCGCGGCCGTCCGATCCGGCGGTTCGAACGTATTCCTGGCCGGCGCGCGGAAGCTCTCGATTGCCTCGTGTACGCGACTGCGGCGCGGTCCGCGGCTCCGATCCAGCTCGACCAGCGGGCTGACAATCTTCGCCACGAAGCCGCGCCGTCCGCGAAGCCGAGCATCATTCGCTCAGAGTGGATGCGGCGTTAGGCTGTGTCACATTTCACAGCAGAGAACTGCCAACTGTTGCACCCTTTCCAATTTGGCTTTTAATTGATCCATGGTGTCGGCCGCATCAGTAGTCGCCACCTCCCTCACCATTTTCAACCTATGTTCCATTGCCATCCTATCACTTAAAAGTGGTAGGTATTCCTGGTTTAATCGGCCGAATTCCTCAAGCAGTTGCTTGCATAGGTTTTCAAACCTTCTGCTTCGTTTGCTCCCGATGTCAGGTTCAAACCAGTCTTCGTCGTTGTCTACCATAGGCTATACTCTCCCATTAGAGTTGACGTTAACGCAAATACGGATATCACTCACAATCCGTTAGTCAATTAACTCTGGGAGTGCCGAACTCGGACGAACTAACCCGAACTCACAAACCTGGATTTAGCCCTGGCCGTTACGCCTATAACTATATGGTCGAACGCCAACTAAACCGATGGGGCCCACCGCCATGATCAATGTCGAAACGAAGCAATTCACCCCCAGTCAGATCATCGCTACCTGCGGCATTAATCCAGTGACGTTCCGGGTCTTAAAATGTACCAAGGGCCTATTTCCATCGGCTCACGGCAGGGGAGAATGCTACGGCATTGTGGACGCTGGTGTAGCCACAGTTATTGGTAAACTGATGCGCGCCAATTGTGGCGGCCAAGATGCGATTGATTGGGCGCAAAAGTTCATTCCTCATCACTTTTCCCACGTCGCCAAGTTTCGATTGAACTACGGCTTGTGCACCGGAGCTTCACTGATAGTGAACGATACCAGCGCCCCAGGCGTTGAGGTTAAGCTCGATCTCGATGCGATTATGGACGATGTCATTGCCGGCCTACAATTGGAGGAACAAGTATTCGCCGAGCCTCCGTCGGCTTCATTGATGCAAACAATTTTGCATCGTGCCGACAAATATGTCGGCTCGCAATCGTTCTATAAGCGCAGGGAACGGGCGGACAAGTTGAAAAACCCTTCCCCCGAGGAATTGTCCATCGTGTTGGGCATCCCGCTGTGGCTCCTGAACCTCCTCAAATCTTGCGAGAACGCGAGAAAGCGGGCGCAGGCGGCCGAGCAGTTGGGGCCGATGGCCGAGCATCTTATGCCGATGGCCGAGAAACTGCGCGGCGAGGTTACGCTCCAATGAGATTGATTACACGCATTGTAAAGCTAGCTAAGCGCGCGTTCGACGCTGCGGGCGGCTCCGGACGGTGGCCCGGAGAGGCTATGACGTGGGCTCGCACGCGCCAGGAGCTAGCGGCGCGTCCGATCCTGGCGATGCGCGCCAACTATCTCGTGGACAACTCGCCCACGGGGCGTTCCATCGAGGAACAATGGTGCGACAACCTTATTGGCGACGGCCCTTCGGCGCGCTCCGGTCACCCCAACGAGACGGTAAAAGCCGCTCTCCATGGCGCTTGGGGCCGGTTCTACAATGAGGCGGATATCGAGGGCGCTGACCTCGCCGAATTCCTTCGGCGCACGGTGCGCTCCGTCGTCACGACGGGCGACGCTTTCATCCGCCTTGTCACCACGAGCGACGGCTTGCGCCTCCAACTATTGTCCTCGGAACAAATCGACCCGACCAAGAACGAGGAACTGAGCGACGGCGGGCGCATCATCTCGGGTATCGAGGTCGGACCGTTCGGCGAGCGGCGCGCCTATTGGGTCCGGCCGCAGGCTCCGGATTTTTGGCTTTCAATGATCGGCCCTCCGGTCCGTATCGACGCGGTCGATATCTGCCACGTTTACGAGCCGCGTCACCCCGGTCAGGTCCGGGGTATCTCGTGGCTCACTCCCGTCGCCACGAGGCTGTTAGAGCTAGACCGGCTCGAGGATAGCCTACTAGCGCGGATGCGCGTCGCGGCTTTGTTCGCCGGTTTTATCTGCGATCCGGATGGGACGTTCACGGGCGAGGGGAAACGCGACCCGGCCGAGCTATCGATGGAGCCCGGTACGCTCCGGCTATTGCCGTCCGGCGCCACCGTCAACTTTCCGAACGTCCCCGGCATCGAAGGCGCGCCGGAACTACTCAAGCACATGCTGCGGTCCATCGCCGCCGGCTCCGGCATCCCGTTCGAATTGCTGGGGTCGGACCTATCGGACGTGAACTATTCGAGCGCGAAACTCGGGTTGGAAGCGTTCCGCCGGCGCGTCAAGTCTATTCAATCGAGCATGATCGCCTCCCGTCTACTCATGCCAGTTTGGCGGCGGCTTATCGCCCTGGAGATAGTCGCCGGACGGCTCCGCGCTCCGCGGTTCGTGGCCGAACCGGAGAACTATTTCGCGGTCTCATTCCTTTGGCCGCAATGGGCGAGCCTCGACCCGCTCAAGGAAGCCGAAGCGGATCAAATCCTATTGGCGAATGCGATCAAATCCCGACAGCAAATCGTCGCGGAACGCGGGCGCGATTATGCCGACGTGCAAGCCGAGAACGCAGCCGACCCGCGACCGCTGCCGAATATCCGGCCGATTGCGGCCGCTCAACCTGGAAGGTCCTAGAAATGATGAACATCAAATTTTTCCGACGTGAACGCGACCATAACAATCCTCTGGAACGGCGAGACGCCGCGCCGCGGCCCGGCTCTTTCAATCGTGCCGCGCTTACGGTCGAAGCGGTCATCGCGACGAACGCGGACGTTCGTCGCCGCGACGCGCGAGGCGAATTTATCGAACGTCTCGACGTGAACGGCGCGGACCTCAGCGCGCTACGTGGCGCGTCCGTTCTCGATAGCCACGAACGGACTGGTATTGGGTCCGTTATCGGGACAGTGGACGAGGCCAGAGTGGACGGGAACGAGATCGTCGCCCGTATCCGGTTCTCCGCTCGCGCCGAGGTCGCCCCGATCGTGGACGATGTCGAGGCCGGTATCCTTCGCTCGGTCAGCGTCGGCTACGAGGTCGCGGAGTGGCGCGACGGGACCGACCCCGCCACAGGGCTGCGGACGCGGGTAGCGACGAAATGGACGCCACGGGAGGTATCTTTCGTGGCCATTCCGGCCGATCCCAATGCGCGGACGCGGCTCGCCGATCCGACCGGCCGGGTAGCGATTAACCGCGAGATCAGAGCGCTAGGGGCGCGCGCCGGCATGGCGGTAGGTTCGATAGACGATCTAATCGACCGCGGCGTGACCCTCGATCAAGCGAATACTGCAATCCTGGCCGACATGATGGCCCGGTCCGCGGTCCACATCCGATCCTCTCACAACAACAATGCGACCCTCGACAATCCGGAGGTCCGGGTTAGGGCGATGAGCGAAGCGCTCTACACCCGCATCGCTCCGAATTTCCGCGCCAGCGCCGAAGCTCGGCAATTCATGGGATTGACTATCCCGGAGATCGCCCGCGAATGCTTACGCCGTGCGGGAACGACGCTGCAGAGTTTCGGCGCTGCGGAGATTATTACCCGCGCCCTTCATACCACGTCCGATTTCGCACTCGTGCTGGGCGACGTTCTCCACAAGTCGCTGCGCGACGCCTATACCGTCGCCCCGTCCGGCATCCGTCGTCTCGCCCGCGAAACCACCGCGGTCGATTTCCGAAAGAAATCCCGCATTATGCTCGATAGCTCCGGGCTAACCCTCGAAAAGGTCAACGAGCACGGCGAATTCCGCTCGACCACGATGACCGAAGCCGCGGAGAGCTACCGCGTCGATACCTTCGGCCGCATCTTCGGTATCTCGCGCCAAGCTCTCGTGAACGACGATCTAGGCGCATTCGCCGACGTGACGCGGCGGCTCGGTCTGGCGGCGGCTTCGTTCGAAGCGCAATTCCTCGTGGACCTCTTAACGGCGCAATCCGGGCTAGGTCCCGATATGTCGGACGGCGCGCCGCTGTTCGACGCTTCCCATGGCAACGAAGCCGGGACCGGAGGCGTGCCCTCCGAAACGACGCTCAATGCGGCGCGGCTCGCGATGCGGAAGCAGACCGGACCTTCCGGCGGATTGATTATCGTCGAACCGGCTTACGTCGTGGTGCCGCCGGAATTGGAAACCAGCACCGAAAAGCTGCTGACCTCTATTCAGGCAGTGGTGATCGATAGCGTCAACGTCTTCTCGCGCCTCAAGCTGATCGTGGAGCCGCGGTTTAAGGACGCCTTCCGCTGGTACGTCGTCGCCGATCCCGCGTCGGTGGACGGTCTCGAATACGCTTACCTGGCCGGCTCCCCAGGACCACAAACCTTTACCCGCCTCGGCTTCGAAATCGACGGCGTGGAAACGAAGGTCCGCCTCGACTATGGCGGAGGTTTCGTGGACTGGCGCGGCTGGTATAGCAATGCGGGGCATTAAATGGCCGACCTAACAAAACTGAAGTCGCAATTAGAAACGCTGCGTTCCGCGCGGGCGACCGGCGCCTATCGCGTTCGGTTCGGCGACCGCGAGGTATTCTATCGCACTGATGAGGAGCTACGCGCGCAAATCGCGGCGCTCGAAAGCTACATCGCTTCTTTGGAAGGTTCTCCATCTCCGCACTCGGTCGTGGTGCGAGCTACGAAAGGCTGGTGAAGTCATGCGAAATTATATTCAACCTGGCGAGGTCGTTTCGCTCCCCGCGCCGAGCGGAGGCGTGAAGTCGGGCGACGGGGTTTTGGTCGGCTCGCTGTTTGGTGTTGCCGCGACCGACGCGGCCGAAGGCGATAGTGTAGAGGTCGCGCTGGAGGGAGTGTACGAGCTACCGAAGGCGGCCGGTGCCGTCGATCCGGGCGCGAAGGTCTATTGGGTCGCGGCCGATAAAAACGTGTCCACCGCGGACGGCTCAGGGTCGAACAAGCTGATCGGCGCGGCGACCGCCGCCGCTGGCGGGGCGGATGCGAAGGTGCGGGTGCGGCTAAATGGCGTCGCGATTACGTGACCCATGTCCGCACCCGGCGAAAGGAGACATCCGAGCGCAGGAGACGGCGGCCGGTTTTGCACAAGCGACATTCCGTGAGCGGGCGAGTTGCAGGCGTCAGGACTACAACTTTACGCGCTGCGACATGGTACGTTCTGGCTCACCGGTGTCTATGCCAGATAATTTCTCCGAGGGTTGCAGCAGAGTATTTCAGTTCATCTCCTGTTAGACTACTAATAGGAA